CAAGAAAAAGCGCGTAATTATCAATATTGCGCCGCGTATGGGTAAGTCGGAGTTCTCCTCCTACCTGTTTCCTGCGTATTTCCTTGGAAACTTCCCCGAAAAGAAGATCATCATGGGCACCCACACCGCTGGCCTGTCCGAAGACTTTGGTCGTAGGGTCCGAAACTTGCTTGAAAGCGAGGAATACCGTGAGATTTTCCCCAAGACGCAGGTCGCTGACGATCAAAAAGCTGCTGGTAAGTGGTCTACTTCTTCTGGCGGTCAGTATTACGCTGCCGGTGTTGGCGGTGCTCTGGCTGGTCGCGGCGCGGACTTGTTTGTTATTGACGACCCCCACTCAGAACAGGATATGAAGGCCAACTCACGGCTTGCGTTCGACAGCGCGTGGTCGTGGTTCCAGCAAGGTCCCTTGCAACGTCTGATGCCGGGCGGTGCGATCATCGTAATCATGACCCGCTGGTCGCTGGTGGACTTAACCGGGCGGCTTATTGACTTTTCCATCAAGAACCCCGATGCTGACCAGTGGGAAGTGATCGAGCTTCCTGCCATCTTCAACGAAGACACCGAGGACGAGAAGAGCCTGTGGCCGGAGCAGTGGCCTCTGGACATGTTGAAGGCGAAGAAGGCCAACATGGACCCGCGTTATTGGAACGCGCAGTACATGCAAAACCCAACATCGGATGCGTCCGCTGTTATTTCCCGTGGAGCTTGGCAAGTCTGGGAGCATGAGCGCCCGCCTGAGTGCGAGTTCGTGATCCAGAGCTGGGATACCGCGCACGAGACCAAAACCACCTCCGACTACAGCGCCTGTACTACATGGGGCGTTTGGTACAACGAAGAGGACGGCAACTCCCCCAACTTAATCCTGCTCGATGCCTTCAAAGACAGGATGGCGTTCCCTGAACTTAAAGCAACGGCACTAAAGCATTGGAAGGAGTGGGAGCCAGATGCGTTCATTGTGGAGAAAAAGGCAGCAGGTGCCCCACTTATTCAAGAACTACGTGCAATGGGTATTCCGGTTCAAGAGTTCACGCCCTCGCGTGGCCGCACTGCCGGCTCCACCGACAAAGTTGCGCGATTAAACGCCGTCTCTGACTTGTTTGCCTCTGGCAAAGTGTGGGCACCAGATACACGTTGGGCACGGGAAGTGATTGAAGAAGTAGCAGCCTTCCCGGTTGGCGAGCATGACGACTATGTGGATACGGTCTCGCAAGCCTTGCTGCGCTTCCGTCAGGGCGGTTTCATTAACCTGCCGTCGGACTACCAAGACGAGCCGAGCTTCTTTCGGCGTAAGACACACGCTTACTATTAGGACACAACATGGCAATCGATAAAGCATTAAACCGCGCCCCCTTGGGCTTGAGCGGTTTGGGTATGGAAGAGGAAGATGGCGCTCCTGATCTGGAGATTGAGATCGAGGACCCTGAGTCCGTTAGCATCAAGTCCGGCGACTTGGAGATTGAGATTGTGCCGGGGCGCGAGGGCAGCGATGATTTTAACGCCAACCTTGCCGAGGAAATGGATGAGGGCGAGATGCAGTCCATTGTGGGCGAGCTGCTTGATAACGTTAAAAACGATCTGGCCTCCCGCAAGGACTGGGAAGATACATATAAAGAGGGCTTGACGCTGCTTGGTCTGAAGTATGAGGAGCGTACAGAGCCGTGGGCAGGTGCGTGTGGCGTGTTCCACCCCATGATGACCGAAGCGGTAGTACGCTTCCAGTCAGAGACTATTACCGAGACTTTCCCGGCCAAAGGTCCGGTGCGCACCAAGATCATCGGTAAAGAAACGCCCAAGAAAAAGCAAGCCGCGGTTCGTGTTGAAGAAGACATGAACTACCAGTTAACAGACCGCATGACGGAGTTTCGTCCAGAGCAAGAGCGTATGCTCTTCTCCCTGCCAGCAACCGGATCGGCGTTCAAAAAAGTTTACAAAGACCCGAGCTTGGGCCGTCAGACTTCAGTGTTTGTGCCGGCTGAAGATGTCATCCTGCCGTACGGTACTACTGAGCTAAGTACGTGTGAACGCCTCACACACCGTATGCGCAAGACGGAGAATGACATCGTCAGGCTGCAAGTGGCGGGCTTCTACCGTGATATTGACCTTGGCGAACCGCCCAAGGTTACAAACGACCTCCAACAAAAGAAAGACAAAGAGAGTGGTTTAAGTGCGTCTTTCGACGACCGCTACGAGATATACGAGATTCACGCCGACCTTGATCTGCCGGGGTATGAGGATGTGGATGACGACGGAAACCCCACAGGGATTGCGCTGCCGTATGTGGTGACAATACTTAAAGGTTCTGACGATGTGCTGGCTATTCGCCGCAACTGGCGCGAAGACGACCCGCTAAAGCAAAAGCGGCAGCACTTTGTACACTACGTGTACATCCCCGGCTTCGGTGCTTACGGCTTTGGTCTGTTCCATTTGATCGGTGGTTACGCTCGGTCCGCTACTAGCTTGATGAGACAGTTGGTTGACGCAGGTACGCTGTCGAACTTGCCGGGCGGTCTGAAGTCCCGTGGGTTGCGTATTAAAGGAGACGACACGCCTATCGCTCCGGGCGAGTGGCGCGATGTAGATACTGGTTCGGGAGCTATCCGTGACAACATATTGCCGCTACCTTACAAAGAACCATCGGCTACTTTATACCAACTCCTTGGTACTATCGTTGAGGAGGGCCGACGTTTCGCAGCGACTGCCGACATCCAAGTGTCCGATATGTCGGCTAATACGCCAGTGGGAACAACTCTGGCCGTACTTGAACGAACCCTCAAAGTTATGTCCGCCGTACAAGCGCGGGTCCACTACGCGCTCAAGCAAGAACTCCGGCTCCTAGCAGACATCATTCGTGACTTCTCCCCAGATGATTACGACTACGAGCCAGAAGAAGGCTCCCGCCGTGCCAAGAAGTCTGACTACTCCGATGTCGAGATCATTCCGGTAAGCGACCCTAACGCTGCAACACTCTCCCAGCGCGTCGTGCAATACCAAGCGGTACTACAACTTGCACAAGGCGCACCGCAGATTTACGACATGCCGCTGCTTCACCGGCAGATGCTTGAGGTGTTGGGCATCAAGAACGCTACTAAGTTGGTCCCCATGGACGACGACAAGAAGCCGGAAGATCCCATCACGGAAAACATGAACATCTTGAATCTGAAGCCGGTCAAGGCGTTCCTGTATCAGGATCACGAGGCGCACATCAAGGTCCACATGAGCGCCATGCAAGACCCGCTAATTCAACAATTGGCCGGGCAAAACCCGCAAGCGCCGATGATTATGCAAGCAGCGCAAGCGCACATCATGGAGCACATCGCCTTTGCTTATCGAGCAAAAATTCAACAGGCTTTGGGTGCGGACCTTCCACCTCCCGGCGAGGGCTTGGACCAAGCAGTCGAGGTTCAGCTTTCACGCTTGGTTGCCCAAGCAGCACCGATGGTTCTCCAGCAGAGCCAGACGCAAGTAGCACAACAAAAAGCTCAACAGCAAGCGCAGCAAGCTGCACAAGACCCGGTTATTCAGATGCAACAGCAGGAGTTGCAGTTGAAACAGCAAGAGCTGCAATTAAAAGCGCAAGAGATGCAGATAAAAGCTGCGGCGGAGGCCGACAAGCTGGAGCTGGAGAAACAACGCCTCGAAGCCGAGATGGAGCTAAAAGGCATACAGCAAGGCGTAAAGATGCAGCTCGACCGCGACAAGTTCGAAGCGGACAACGAGAAAGAAGGTGTGCGCCTTGGTTCCGAGATTGCTCGCAATCGCGCAGAACAGACCATGCGGCAGCAAGAAATGTCCAAACCAACTAAAGGAGAGTAATGAACGAGTACACATCCTTCGTAGATGTTCTGCGCAAGCTAATCCGTGAGGACATGAACAACTACGCCGACGATCTGGCAGGTGGTGCCTGTGCAGATTACGCGTCTTATACCAAGCTGTGCGGGGTGATTCAGGGTCTAGCCCTAGCAGAGCGCCACCTACTTGACCTTGCAAAGAAAGTGACGGAACAAGACGATGAGTGAAATCATTCTCCCAAAGTACTTGAAAGATCTGATCGAGGAAGAGACTGAGTTACAGGAAGAAAAAATTGATTCTCCCGGTGATGACGTAAAAGCTCGCCAGCTACCCAAACCATCAGGGTTCAAGATTCTCTGCGCCGTGCCTCCGGCTGACGACAAGTTTGACGATTCGGTCATTGTCAAAGCCAGCATATCGCAACGAGTCGAAGAACAGACCACAACCGTGCTGTTTGTTGTGGCCGTTGGCCCGGATGCGTACAAGGATACCGAGAAGTTCCCAAGCGGCCCTTGGTGTAAGGAAGGGGATTTTGTGTTGGTTCGCGCTTATTCAGGCACCCGGTTCAAGATCCATGGACGTGAATTCCGCATGATCTATGACGACATGGTGGAAGGTACGGTTGATGACCCACGCGGCTACGCCCGCGCTGCATAAGGAGGCAATATGCCCAAAGAAGAGTACATGGAAGAGTTTAAGTTTCCCGATGAGAAACAGGCGGAAGCGAAAAATGAGGATGTGGATATCGAGCTTGATGTGTCGGGTGAGACCGACATCGAGATTGAAATCGAAGACGATACCCCTGCCCAAGATCGTGGTCGCCGCCCACTGGAACGTGAAGTCGAAGACCCAACCGATGAGGAGGTCGAGCAGTACAGCGACAAAGTCCAGAAGCGCATCAAGGAGTTGGCTCATGCCCGTCACGACGAACGTCGGGCTAAAGAGTCTGCACTTCGCGAGCGCGAAGAGGCTATCCGGGTTGCGCAGTCACTTGTGGAAGAAAACAAGAAGCTGCGTGGATATGTTTCCCATGGGGAGCAAACTTATGCTGGCGTTCTGAAGGAGAAAGCCGAAGCCGAGCTGGAAATGGCTCGTCGGAAGTACAAGGAAGCCGCCGAGTCTTACGACTCCGACGCTATGCTGGAGGCGCAGGAAGCTCTGCAAGATGCCAAAATGAAGTTGGCACAAGCGCAAAATTTTAAGCCAGCCCCTTTACAAACAGAAAACGAAGAGGTATATAGTCAACCAACAACTTCTTCGGCTCCGCGTCCAGACGAAAAGACCTTGCGCTGGCAAGCTAAAAACCAGTGGTTTGGCGCACCGGGGTACGAGGAAATGACTGCCATGGCGCTGGCTATGCACCAGCGTCTTACGACAGAAAACGGGATCGAATACGCCCGCACCGATGAGTATTTCGAGCGAATCGACGCTCGCCTACACGAGAAATTCCCCGAAGTGTTCGGTGAGCGTCAGCCGGCACGGGAAACTCAGTCTAAAAAGCCCGCAGCTACGGTGGTAGCACCCGCTGCTCGCTCTACCCCATCCAAGAAATCTGTCAAATTGACAAAAACGCAACAAGCTGTTGCGGCAAAACTTGGACTGACCGCACAGCAATATGCTGTTGAACTCATGAGACTGGAGAACCGTAATGGCTAATCGCACCCCCCGTGATCTTGAAACACGCGAAAAAACTACTCGTGCCGCGTATGTGCCGCCGAGCGTATTACCTGAGCCAACCCCTGAACCGGGGTATTCATACC